GATTCCCATGTGGGGGTTTCGATGACGTTTGCCATAGTGTAGGCTCCTTAGAAGATGATGGTCCAGGTGCCGGTGAGCGCGAGGTCGTCGGACTTGTGGATCGCCGCGCGCACCTTGCGCGCAAACAGCGTGCCGTCGGCGCAGCGCAAGCCGAACTCTGTGATGGCCATGCCGTTGCCCTCGGCGGTGGAGAGCGACCAGGCAAATGCCACCTGGCCGGTGGCCGGGTAGCTCACGCTGGTGACGGGCTTCCAGAATGCGCCGGTGAGGCCCGTGTTGTTCGGGCTGGCCGCCGTGGTGCCGGTGCCAAAGCCGATCTGGGTGATGTGGCGGTTCGTGCCGTCGCCACCCACCAGGCGGGCAAGCTGGTCTTTCGCGCCATTGACGATGAGGTTTTCCTCGTCGATGGACTCGACCAGCGTGCCGTCGGCGCGGCGGATGTCGAGGTGAAAGTGGCCGCGCAAGGCGGCGATGTCGGTGAACTTCATGCGGCCTCCAGATAGGTGATCTCGTGACCGGACGCGACGCGCCCGGCGAAATAGCTGCGGCTGCCGTCGAAGCGCGCCGTGCCGTTGAAGGTGTTGTCCGCGCCGTAGCGGTAGCGCCCGTCGAAGCGGATGAAGCGTGTGACGGTAATGGGCATGATGGCGTCTTCGGCCACTGGCGCGGCGTCGCCGTAGTCTGTGCTTCCGTCGGCCTGCGTTGCGCCATCGTAGAGAGGCAGGCGCTGCTGGCGGTCGGCATCCGCCCAGGCGAGTGCGAGCGTGGTGTCGGACTCCGGCTCACCTGCGCGCCAGTGGCCGTCGTTGGCGGCCCAGCCTTGGTAGGCGCGGCTGCCGTCGGCAAGGGTTGCGCCGTCGAATGCGAGCAATACGCCCTGGTCGTAGCGGTGTTGCCCGTCATACATCCGACGCCACGGGCGTAGGCTCTCGCCGCTCCAGGCGGCGGTGGCGTTTGCGGCGTCTGCGCTGGGCGCGGTGTCGCTGGTCTGCACCGTCCAGGCGAGACTCGTCAGGTGACGCGATACCGGCTTCCACTCGGCGATCAGCGCCTGCGCCATCGCTGCTGTTTCGGCGGCCAAGCCCTGTTTTTCGCCCAGGTCGGCCTCGACGCGGAACTCGGCCCAGGTGTGGCCGCCGTATTTTTCGGATCCGTCGGCGAAGATCGTGCCGTTGTAGCGGCGAGTGAGTGCGCCTTCGATGATGCGGAGCTGGTCGCCAAAGCCAGCCATCTGAAAGGCGCGGCGCAGCGCCCAGGGTGTGCCTTTTTTCCTGTGCAGTGCGATCGCCTCGCGGATCAGGCGTCGGCGATCTGCATCCGTGCCGACGAACTGCCAGCCTTCCAAAGGGCCAATATGAAGCTGCCGCGCAAGCTCCGGCAGGAAGGCCGCAGGGACTGTCTCGACCAGGTAGGTCAAGAGTCCATCGAGCGGTAACTGCTCGATGCGCTTTGTCGACTCGGCCAGCGGCGCGAAGCGCGCATCGAGCGCAATCACATCAGGGGCTAGGCGGTCAGGCATCGGCGTAGCCTCCGACGGTGACGGTCACGCTTATGGCATGCGACCAGCCGTGTTCGGGGACGGTCGTGTCCGCAGCAGGTAGCGAGAGATCGACCCGGTGCACCCCCTCGACATGCAGCGCGGCGATGATCTGCGTGCGCACGATGTCGGTCCCCAGGCGGCGGCGCATGGCGTCGAGATGCGCCGCGAGGCTCGCTTCGGCAGCGGCGCGAACGGCGGCAGCGTCGAAGCCCGCGCGTATCGTCAACACCGCGTTGACTGTGAATGGATAGTCCGCCGGGTCTTCAACGCTCACTCGATCACAGATGGGACGCTTGTCTTCGGCAGAGGCGGCAGTTAGCACTAGCGCCTTGATCTCTGGCGACGGCAGGCCGGCATCGGTCAATGGATAGAGCACCACCTGCCCGGGCTCGGGCGAGCGCACCGCGCAATCGACGATGGAAGCATGCGCGCGCATCGCATGATGCCGGTAGGCCAGGCGCGGCCCCGCGACGCTAAAGGACTCGGGCGCTTCCATGATGCGCGCACGCAGCCTGTCGTCACTCTCACCCGGCAGGCGCACCACACCCACCAGCTCGCCAAGATAGTCGAGCATGGGCGCGCGGGAAAAGCGCACCAGGTTTTGCCGCGCAGTGTCGTTGATCGCAGCGCGAATGAGTGTTTCGCGGTAGGCGATGAGGTCGATCAAGAGCCGCTCGATCTGCGCCGGGTAGAGCGTCTTGCCGGTGGCCGTCTCGTAGGCGGCGATGATCTCGCTGGTTACCGCCTGCGGATCGTCTGGTATGACTTTAAGCAGTTCCGTCATCGCGGCCTCACCTCTGCGCTGATCTCGTCGCCTTCGCCGGCAAGCTTGACATAGACGGTGATCTTGATGGCGGCTTCCCCATCGAGCCCGACCACCACGCGCGTGACCTTGACACGCGGCTCCCAGCGGCGGATCGCCTCGACCGTCTCGCGCACGATGTGCGGGCGCGCGCGGTCGATCGGGTAGTCGAGATACATCCACACCCGGTTGCCAAAGTCGGGCCGCAGCGGATCAGACCCTTGCGGCGTGCGCAAGATGATGGCGATCGCTTGGCGGATGTCGTCGATGCCCTCGACATAGCCATCACGGCCGAGCGCCGGCTGCCAGTGATGAGCGCGTGGCACCACGACGGTGCTCATGCTCTCGATCTAGCCCTCCGATCAGTCGTCCACCACTAACAGCCGTCAGTGACGATGATGCGGACTGTTGCCTGCGCCATCCCAGACGCGGCCCGAGGCCTCGATATCCCCCTGCACGCGGACCGAGCCCTGGATCTCAACGGGGCCGGTCACGGTTGCGGTGGCCCCAGTGCCACCGCTGATCGCCATCCCGCCCCGTGCCGTCAGTCGGCCATCGACCACCACCTCTCCCGTACACGTGACCCGTGGAGACTCGATGGTGACAGGTCCGTCAGTCACGATCGTCACGGCACCACGCACGGTCGCAGTGACCCGGTGCGCCGTGCGGTCATAGCCGATCACCGTGCCATCGGCGAAGGTGACCCGCGTAATGTCAGATGCGCCGCCCGGCGCGGGGTCGCGCGCGGAGTAGAGCGCCCCAAGCACCACCCCCGTCTCGCCACGCGCATCGAGCAGGAGTGCCACGTGGTCGCCCACGTCCGGCATGACCTCCCAGCGGTCCCGATGCGTACGCGGGACCAGGACGGGGAGCCAGAAGGTCTCCAGATCATCAAGGTCTGGCAGGCGCACGCGCACGCGAGCGGCCGCAGCGTCCACGGCTGTCACACACCCGTACCTGAGGGTCGCGAGGGACTCGCGAATCGTCTCGATCATGGCCTCGCTCATGCCCGCTCCTTGATCCGCTTGAGCAACAGCATCGTGGTGTAGCCGCTGGATCGGCTGATCTCGTGGCGCGCTGTGATGATGAGATACCGACCATCAATCCGCGACCAGCCAGTCACATCGACTGTGGCACCAGCCACCAGGCGCGTGTCGCCGGGCAGCTGCACTTCGAGGCTCGTCTTGTCGATCTCGTGCCGCGCCTGTTCGGCCTCCGCGAGCGCCTGAGCCTGTGCCAGCGTCGTAGCGCGCACATGGCGCTTGCGGGTGTCGGCCGCGGCGACACGCTCGACCGGGATCAGCCGTCCGTGGGACACGCCGGAGACGACGAGCTGCCCGGTGGCCGGATCGTGATAGCGCACCTCGCTGCGGCTGGGCACTTCGGTGATGCGGTCGCGGTAGGCGAGGCGCGTCATATCGCCCGTGGTGAGCGTGCGCACCGGTTCGGCTTCTGCGCCCAGCTTTAGCACGGCGAGCGACCGGTTGTTGTCGGTGAGCTTGAGCGCATAGCCGTATTCGCGAGCCAGCCTCACCGCAAAGGCCCAGTCCGTCTCTTGGTACTGCGTCACGCGGTCGATGGGGATCTGCTCCACCTCACCCTGGCGCTTCGCGCCGATCCGCTGTGCAATCTGATCCAGGATAGCGGCCAGCGTGGTCTGCTCGTATCGACTCCCGATGCGCGTCCTGACGCTGCGCGAGATACCGGTGGCGAGCGCACGGATGCGCACCATGAGGGGCGGCGTGGCGATCTCGATCTCGTCCACATCGCAGCTACCAGTACTCAGCATCGGCTGACCGGCGTAGCCGATCTCGGCTGCCATCTCCATCCCCTGGTCAGGGTACCAGTCGGCAAGCCAGCGGCTCTGGACCGCATCCGTGTCGGCCAGCTCCACGTCCATGCTGTCGGCCTCGCCGGTGAGCTGGTCGGTGTAGGTGACGCGCATGAGGTAGGGCGTGAGGTCGGCGGTGATGTCGCGCCCGTTGTAAGTGACGCGCACG